GCTGATAAATTAATTACAGATGATCCAAAACAAGCATTAATAGATTTAAAAAATCCAGATAAATTTACAAATATATCTGTTGATGAAAGACAATCGTTAATTAGAGATGCTAAATATACTCTTGCTCCTCAAATAAAAGATAGTGTTAAAAATTATTTAGCAACCTTAGAAGCTGGACAACCAATAGATTTTGATGAAACATTAATTCAAGAAGTTTTAGGAAATGATTATTATACAGAATTTAAAGAAGAACAAAGAAGTATAAAAGCAACCGCTACATTTAAAAATCAAATATATGCTTCTAAATTAGGTGAAGAGAATAGTATAATTGATTCTTTTCCAATAAATCCAGAATCTGCTGCTATTGATTTGCAAAATAAAAATAAATTAATTTTAGCAGCAAAAGAAAAAATGGATTTATTACAAAAAGATCCTGCATCTTTATTTTTAAAATTTAATCCTTCTGTAAAAAATGCTTTTGATGCTTATAATCTTGAAACAGAAGGTACAGAAAAAAAATCACAATTATTTTTAAAGTTTGTAGAAAATATGAATCAAGCACAAATAGATATGGGTTTACAAGATGATCAAATAAAACTTCTGTCTAACAATCAAGCTCAATCTATCGTTCGTGATTACAATAAAAGAGAGCCTGTAGATAAAATTAATTATCTTCAACAATTAGAAAGAGATTATGGTGACAATTATAGTAAGGTATTACTTCAATTATCTGAAAATGGTTTACCTACAACAGCTAAATTAATTTCTTATTTAAATGATGAAACTTTTGCTTTAGAGGCAACAAGTATAGATACATTAGATGAAAGAAAAAAATTAGATAATTTTGTGCAAGGTGAAACCGAATATACTAAAACTCAAATAAGACAAGACATTGCTGATAAGTTAGATGATTTTAGATCAGTTGTTTTTACTGGTAATCCATATAGCACAACTCAAGCAAACGCAGAATTAGATAATATACAAGAAACTTTAATTTATATTGCTATGAATAAATTATCTACTGGAACTGAATATGATAAAGCTATTAAGGATGCTACAGACTATATCAATTTAAATTTTAAATTAGAAGATACTTTTTTTATCCCAAGAAATTATACATCGGATAAATTAACAAACAATACATTAACATTGGGTCATCAAGAATTTATAGCTGAAAAAGCTGAAGTTATAAAAAAATTTTATTTAGATGAATTTGATGCTCAATCTTTTAAATCGACAAATCCAGATATTTCAGATGATGAATTAAATGAATCAATGAAGTATCAAATGAAAAATAATGGTATATGGGTAAATTCACCAGATGGTTCTGGTATTGTTTTTGCAATAAAATTTTCTGACGATTCTTTAGGTTTGGTTCAAAATAAAAAAGGTGAATTATTAAAAATAAACTTTGATGATTTTTCAAACAAACTTCCAACAACAAATATAATTATGGAATTTGAACCACCTCCATCATATGAAGAACAATTTGGAGCTGGTTAATGGCAAATATAGGTTTTGGATTAGAAACAAATAGATTAGCAAAAGAAGCTGGTTATGATCTTTTTCAATCTAGTTTAAGTGAAACTTTAGGAGCAGTAGCTGCAGATGCTTGGAATTACAATCCAGTTTCGTCTATTTATAGATTGGGAGTTTTAGAAAATGCAAGACATTCAAATGAAGATGAGCCTTTAGTTCCAGTTGATGAATTAAATAGAAAATATAATGAATTAGGTTTAGTTTTTGATCAAGATGAAAAACAATCTGTTGTAGACATTCTTGTTGAAAGAAAAAAAAATGAAAGACAAAGACAAAGTATTATACAAAAAGGACCAAAAAGTATTTGGGTAAGTGGTTTAAAACTTGGTACTTCTTTTGCTGTCTCTGCTTTAGATCCAATAAATGTTGCTGCTGCTTTTATACCAGTTGTTGGTCAAGCAAGATTTGCTTCTATGGCAGCTAAACATGGTTTTACAAAAGCTAGATTTGCAAAAGGTCTTGTTGAAGGTGCAGTTGGTACAACTTTAGTCGAACCAATTGTTTTAACTGCTGCACATAGAGAGCAGGCAGATTATGGAATGCTTGATTCTTTTATAAATATTTCTTTTGGATCTGTTCTTGGTGGTGGACTTCATATAGGTGCTGGTAAGTTAAGAGATTTTAAAACGAGAAGAGCATTTAATAAAAAAATAGAAGAAGCTAGAAAAACAGTAGGAATTAAAGATGGAGAAGAACCAGAATTTAATTTATTTAAAGAATACTATCCAGAAAATTCAAGAATAATGAAAGAGTTGGAAGAAACAGATCCAGCTTTAAGAAAATTATTATTACAAAAAGCTTTAGGAAATTTGACTACAGAACAACCGGTAAATGTAAAAGATATTGCAGATACTGATCCAAAATTAAGAAATGCACAAATAGATCAAAAAATTATAGATGATTTAAGAAAACAAGTAAATGAAGAAAGTGTTGCTACCTACAATGAAAAAATAGCACTTAAAAAGAAAATACAAGCATTAGAAAAAAGAGATCCAAAAAGAAAATTAAAATATATTAAAACTTTACCAGAATTAAAAAAATTAAAAATTAAATTAAAAGAATTAGAGACAAAAGAAAAAAATCTTGTAGAACAGTTAACAAATCAAACTAAATTAATTGATGAAAGAATTGGTCCAGTAAAAAAACAAATTGTTAATGAAAGTAGAGGAACATATAAAACTGAAGATCAAATAGATTTAGAAAATTTTGAACAAATAAAAAAATCTAAACCTATAGAACAAAAAACTTTTGATAATGAAAATGCTGATTTGGAAGCACAATTAGAAAATTATAAAATAAGACAAAAAGATTTAGGAATTGAAGATAGCGATGAATTAGTAACATCAAGAAGAGATGTTGAGGAATTTAATGAAAAAAGAAAAGAAATTAAACAAGCTGTAAAAGATGGTATAAACTGTATAAACAATAGGTAGTTATGGCAGAAGATAAATGTATAGTTAGGATAAAAGATACTTTAAGCAGATCATCTATAGAAAGATCTAAAGCAGATGAAATTATTGAAGAAATAAAAAAAGCACAAAGTGAATTAAAGTTACAAAATTTAGATGATGATTTAGTAGAACAATTATCTGAAGAAGTTTTAAAAAGACAAGAAATACAAAAAAAAATAAATCAAAGAAATGTTATAGAAAATGAAATTAAAATAAGAAATGCTGTTGAATATGTTTTAAAAGAATTTCCAGATAATCCAGTAGAAGGCTTAACTGCAATATTAGTTGGAAGTAATGCTCAAAAAGCAGGGTCAAGATCTTCGGCAGCTCTTGCTCAACTTTCTCAATACAGACAAATTGTAGGTTCTTTTAATGAAAAATTAAGACAAAAAAAATTAGAAGAAATTTTTGCAAATGCTAACGAAGATATTGATAGAAGAATTTCTAGAACCATTTGGCAAATAAGTAAAAATGAAACTATAACAGAAAAACAAACTGACATTATAGAACTTGCAAAATTAATCGATGAATTTTCAGAAACTATAAGAAAAAAATATAATAATTATGGAGCAAACATTGGAAAACTTCCGGGTTGGATAGTTAGACAATCTCATGATCCTTTTCAATTAAGAAATGCTTTAGATGTTTTAAATTTAAAAAAAAATGTAAATGCTAAAGAAATAAATGGAGGATCAGAAAGAAATTTTAATGCTTGGAGAGAATATATAAAAGGTAAATTAGATGAAAAAACATTTGAAGGTTATGATGGTGATAGAGATGAATTTTTACATTTTGTTTATCATTCTTTAATAAGAAATGATCATCAAATAACAAATGGTGCTAGTGGATCTTATGGAACTAGAAGTTTAACAGGAAAAATAAATGCTAAAAGAGTTTTACATTTTAAAACTGCAGATGATTGGTTTGATTATAATTCTAAGTTTGGTGGTGGTAATTTAAGAGAATCTTTATTTGCAGGATTTAATTATGCTGGAAGAAATATAGGAATTATGAGTACATTAGGTACTAAACCACAGGATGCTTTTAAAAGAATAGGAAAATTAGTTACAAATAATTTAATTAAAAATAATAAAGATAATTTAGCTAGCAAAGTTAGTGAGTTTACAAAACCTCAAGGTGGTTATGAAAAGTATTTAGCAGAAGTTGATGGCTCAGTAAATTCTGTTGTAAATTTTGGTGCTGCTAGACACAGTGCAGTTGTTAGATCTATTTTATCAATGGCAAAACTAGGTGGAGCTGTTGTTTCTGCTATAGCTGATGTTCATTTATATGGTAGAGAATTAAGTTATCAAGGTAGATCTTACTTAGGAGGAATATCTGAAGCTCTTGGTAGACTTGCAAAAATAAAAAATACAAAACAAAAACAAGCAATAGCAGAACAATTAGGATTTATTGCTGATAATGTAATTTATGATTTAGCTGCAAGATATTCTGTTGGAGATATGCTCAATAAAAGATTTACAAAATTACAAAGAACTTTTTTTAAATTAAATTTACTTCAATGGTGGACCAATTCTTTAAAAGAAGGAGTTATGTTAGGTATGGGAAATCATATCGCAAAACAAAGATCTATATCTTTTAAAAATTTAGATGATGGAACAAAAAGAATATTTAATCATTTTGGAGTTACAGAAAAAATATGGGAAACGATAAGAAAGCTAGATGTAGAAAAAGCAGATGACGGAAAAGAATTTTTTTCTGTAAAAAATATAGATAATTTAACAGATCAACAAATAAAAGATTTGGCAGGTTTAAATAAAATGTCTGCAAGACAAATAGAAATATTTAAAGATAATTTAAAAACTAAAATATCGGGAGTATTTCTAGATAGATCTACATTTGCTGTTATTGAGCCAGATGCAAGAACTAGAGCATACATGAAACAAGGTTATGCTGCTGGAACACCAGTAGGTGAAGCTCTTAGATTTATAATGCAATTTAAAGCTTTTCCTTTAGCAATATTACAAAAAGCATTAGGTAGAGAATTGTCTTTTTATGGTGCTGGACAAGGTGCAAGAGGATTTTGGGGTGTTACCAGTTTAGTAGTTGGATCTGGTATATTTGGATATATATCCATGACAGCTAAAGATATATTAAGAGGCAAATCTCCAAAAGATCCAAAAAAAATAAAAACATATTATAATGCTATGCTTCAAGGTGGTGGATTAGGTATATATGGTGATTTTTTATTTTCAGAAAGTTATAGTGGTTATGATGCTTTAGCTACTGCAACTGGACCAGCAGCTACTGAAGCTGCTAAAATTTTAAATGCTTTAAGATACGCTGTTAAGGGTGAATTTAGTAATGCGGGAAAACAGGCATATAAATCTTTATCTGGAAATATTCCATTTTTAAATTTATTTTACTTAAAAACTGCTTTTGATTATGCTATAGGTTATCAAATAATGGAAACCATATCTCCGGGTTATTTAAGGAGAATGGAAAAAAGAATGCAAAAAGAGACAGGTCAAGAATTTTTATTGACTAAACCCTCTACTTTATTTAAAGGTCTTTAATATATGACAATATCATCAACTACAGTAAAGAACTCATATTCTGGAGATGGGTCTACTACCCAGTTTAATTACACATTTAAAATTTTTGCGGACTCTGATTTACAAGTTATTATAAGATCAGCGGCAGGAACTGAAACTGTCAAAACAATAACTACTCATTAT